TTCTTCTGGTGAAGAATATTTAAGTTTTTCATCTGATTCTAGAATTGTTTTTAGTGGATTCGGCATCAGCCCCCTCCCCCCGCGGGCCTGTTGTGGCTCATGGTTGGATCCAGCGCGCCTTGCAAGGCGGCCATGGCATCTTGATCCAATGAGAACGATCCCCATTGATTTGTAAATATATTAACAACAGGGGCTCTCGTTTGGGCGGCAATGGCGCTGTTCAGCGTTTGGATCTCGCCAGTCAGCCCCTTGCCACCGGTTGCGCCACCGGTCATGGCATCAGTAAGATTTTTAACAGGCGTTGCGAATGCTGTTATCATTTTTGTTTCAAACTTAGATGCATTTGTTGCTGTTGCTGCATTAAATTCAGTTAACGACTTGGAGGCCGCGTCCAATATTCTTCCCAAGCCGACTTCCTCTAATTTTCTCGTTAATTTCGGAACCTGATCTATAAATACTTTGGTCATGGCCATTTGGCCTTTCATCCGAAGCTCTTCCATTTTAATTGTTATGTTATTAATCATCAAATCATTTTGTTGTTGAAGACGCTCCTCTCTCGATGTCTGTTGTTGCGCTAGGTCTTTTTGTTGACTGCGGTTCATTGCGCCAAGGGCATTCGCATTTTTCATGTATTTGCCAACATCCGCACCAACATCTTTTTGAAGAATGCTTTTTATAACACCAATGTCTAATCCCGTTGTTGAGGCAACCTGCTTTAAAACTGCGCGTTGGCCGAGTTCTGACATTCCTTCAATTCGACCACCAACCTCTTGAAGCTGATCGGCGATGTATTTCATTCTTTCTGGCTGGCTCATCAAAGTTGCTTGAACCGCGTCAAAGGACCCTCCCATAGATGATAAAAGCATGTTTAATTCGCCGCCGTATTGCATACCTGTTTCAAGATCATCAAATTTATCTACTATATCAACCAATCCCCCAACAGTGCCACCCATTTCGCGAGCGAGCCTTTGAAAAATTGTAAATTTTTGTAAAGCCTTGTCTGGGTCCATATTGAACATAAACTTTTCAATACCCCCATTGAAGTCTGCCCAAACTTTACTAAACGGTTGGCCGGTCTCTCTAGCAAATTTTAATAATTGTCTAGAGATCTTATCAGTCTGCTGTGTAGTCGCATTAAAGCCAATGTTCATCTTATTGATCATGACCGTACTTTCACTTAAGCTAATGCCAAATCGATGATTTATCGCGGCCATTCTTGTCAGCGCTTTTGCTGAACGAGGGTATCCTGTCGTTGTTAACATGGCCAAATTATTTCGAAAGCCTTCTTGTGCTTCAACCACAGTTTGTAAGCTCACGCCATATTGATACATGCCTCGGGCTTGTTTGCTCAAGCTCTTAAGAAATCGAGGGCCATCTTTGACACCGACGCGGACGAGACCAATTCTATATTTTTCTATATTTCCTATTACGGGATCAATAAACTTAATTAAGCCATTTAAGGCGCCGCCCAAGCCCTTTATAAGAACCTCTAATTTCGCTGCGCCGGTTTTGGCGTTGAAAAACGCGCCACCCATTTTACCAACGCTGTCGGCCACGTCCAACGCAGCGATGGCCAGCATATTATCTACACCAACCAGCTTCATTCCAGACCTAATCATGGCGTCAAAATCGCCTGTCACATCGCTGGGCTGGCCAGCGGTGGTGGTGCCCTTGCCGCTGCTGGCCTGCTTGATCCAGTTTCGAAGCGTAGTTTTTTCGGAGGTGGTGCCGTGGGCCAGCAGCCTTTTTAGGCCACTGACATCTCTCTTCGCCAACATCGCGCCGGCTTGTCGCCACTGTTTTCCAGTAAGTGCCATTTATTTTCCCCTCTATCTAATTAGGCTATTCGTTGCTTTTTAGCCGTTTTTGTTGACTTCTTCAAAATGTCGGTGTAGCCTTTTAAAAAACCAATTTCGCAAAGCAACAGGAAAAGAATAGATTTCAAAAAAAGAAAACTTTCCATGCATAAGCATTAAAAAGGCCTGCTCATAAACTGAATTAATATAATCACTCGTCAGGCCAAAAAAAGTCTGCGCCAAAAGGCACACCTCCTTGATTCCTGTGATCGCAGCTTTTACAATTAAAACTATATTCGACTATTACATCTGGCTTTGTTTCATTATACGCCTTCTGAAGGGCCCTAGAGTCTCTAATTAGCATTTTCTGAATGTATTGTTCAATGTAATTTGGCTCTTTATTTTCATTAATGGCAATTATCATTTGACGATGAACGGCAATGATTTTTTCAAATGGCAGTTTGTGTTTCTTTCTTGCCTCTTCCTGTTCTCTTATGATCTTTTCATCTTCACCAAAAAATAATCTAAAATGCACTTTGTCTTTTGATTGAGGAAGGTCCACTACAAAGGTTCCATCGGGATTGTGATGGCACGACGAGTTGCCTATATCTTTAATCTTTGTAACCTCTAAATCAGCAACTATTTCATGCCCCTCTAAACAATTTTCACACAAAGCATAGAAATCATATTCTTTTCCATATGCGTTTTTTCTAGCATTAACCAGAATGGCATTTTTATCTCCAACCAACAAACTATCCGCACTAATTGCATCAATAGCAACACTTTCAATTAACTTATTGAAGGTTAAACCCTCTCTGGCATATGCTGGCGAAGTTAAAATATCCTCTTCTTTGGTGGTCATAAACTTAACTTCTACTTTTTCTTTTTTGTGCCATGGATGCCCCTCTGAATAGAACTCTCCTTTAGATGGAAGCGCTACAAAATCAGTAGGAACTGAATACGCGCTTGTGGTTTGTGGCAAAGGCGGTGGTGGTACATACTTTGCCTCTTGTTGTTTCATAAACTGCTCAAGAAGCGCAGGGTCTACCTGCGTTCTCGCTTTATTTCTACTTGTCATAATTACTCCTAAGTAAAGAGCCCTAATTTTGTCGCCTTAGATCCAACAAAACGATAAGTGGCCCAGTCATAGTTTACCGTAACTGAGATATCTGTTAAGTCATCACTTCCATATCCCAACTGACTAAACTTAACGGAGGTTATCATTCCATTGTGAATGTCCCACGTTTCAAAAACATCTCCATTGCTATCTAAAGAGGCGATTGTCATTTGTCCTAATGATCTCACAAGGTTTTCCTTACTAAGGTTTTTTGAACCAAACGCTGCGTCTCTCGCTGTATCGATAGGGGCTGTAACGGCCCTTAAAACCGTTGCTGTGGTTGACGAGCCGGCGGCTGGGATCTTGTCTGGTGGCACATAGCTATGAGCTAACAACTTTGCCATTATATTGCTGCCGGGTGAACCGACAACTTTGCTTGAAAAAATTTCTCTTATGGTAAAATTAATCGGAGTCCACTTAACTCGCACCGGGAATTGAAGAGGGTAATCTAAAAGGAGGTGTTCTTCTGTTTGTACAGTATAACCGGGGCGGTCGATATTAACAAGATAGGCAGTGGGCACCCCCTCTAAATATAAATAGAAGCGAAACTTTTGCTGCGCGTCCATAAACATGTCATCGCGGACAAGTTGAGTCTGCCCATTAAAGATACTATATTTTGCTATATTTGCTAGGCCGCGGCTGGTGGCGGTTTGTTTAGATACGTGTCCCTCTATTCCTGTTTTAATGGAAGCCATACTATAAATAGAGTAATTTAAAAATTTTTAATTTAAAACGGCCCAATCATAACGAAGACTAAGAGAAAGCTCAACAAGGCCTTCGTCGCCATAGCCCATGTTATTATAATTAACGCTCTTAATCCAAGGATTTTTTAATTCCCACGTTTCAATAACATTGCCGTCCGAATCTAAAGTTTGAATGGTTATTTGACCGACTGTAGAAACAAAAGCTCTTTTAGAGAGCGTTTTTTTGTTATAATTAACATCACCCGGCGTTTCACTAAAATCACTAGGCGCAACATAGCCGCTGCTTTTAATAAAATCAAGCAACTTTTTAGAAGTATTGACATCGATTGGGTCAATTAAAGTAATACTAAGTTCATTCCAAGTAACTCTGCCCGGGAAATAAAAATCATGAACAAAAAACTCATGTTTTGCCTCGCCAACTGAGATTTGAGGCCTGTCGGTTGTCTTAATGGTGTATGTTGGTATATCATTGATATTCAACACAAATTTAAATTTTCTTTTAGGCTCTGCGAGCGGTGACCAAACTGGCTGTGGCATTATTTTTCTCCTACCGTAATTAGTTTATAATACAAATTAGTCATCAAAAGACGCTCCCGTATTTGTAATGATAAAGTCAAGTGCGATGTATTCAATAGCACGCGCAGGCTTCAGGAACAATTTTGCATACATAATATTCTGATCGATTAAATCAGGCGTGGTCGTAGACTCGTCAAGTACCAGCTTGTAATCAGTTAATCCAAAACGACTCTTAACTTCATCCAAGAAGGGAATCGCCTGATTCTTAAAATTGTTCCAAGTGTTGGGAACATTTGGCTCAAACAGAACTCTAGAAGCAATTCGCGAAACTCCCCTCTTAAGGAAAATTAACAAACGTCTAACATTAATTCTATCAAGAGCACTTCTCTCAACCTGTAAAGTCTTCTGGCCGAAGACCACAACCCCCTCATTCGGGAAATTGGCAATTGGATTGACATTAACTTCATAGAGGTCATCACGATCATCCTTAAAAAGCTTTAAGGCCGTAGCTACAACTGGCAACCCAGCAACGCCACTAGACAACCCGCCTCTGTTGAAGCCTGCGGGGGCAAACCATGGTGCCTGAACGCGGTCAGTATAAGCCATGGCGCCGAGGGCGGCCACAGAAGGTGGCACCCACAAGTCAGTACTATTAACAGCGTCTCTGACCTTCACCCATGGGTAATATATGCTGCCATAGCTGCTGTTATACTTACGATCCTTCATTGTTTGCACCGCTTTAATAACATTTCCGAAGTCGCCCTCAGTATAGTTTGAATCATAAAGATAATCAGCAGGCACATCATAGCTTTCTGGAATGTCAATAACTGCCATCGCATCGGCGCGGTCTGCAGTGTTGTTAATCATGGTGTTGGTTAAGCTTTGATTGACAAGGCCGGGTGCACTAATCAAATTATACGAAATAATTTCGGGCTCCTTTGCTATATCCAGTGCTCTCCAGTAAGTCATATATTCATAACTATTTTCTCTAGTTGCGCTGCCACCAATTGTATGCGCGGCCAGTGGATCTGATGTCGTAATGTCCCAACCATCAGTTCCTCCAAAGAAAAGCGTAGTTAAGTTGCCGCAGCCCATGTTTAAGAGGGTCTTGTAGCCATCGGCGGTGCCACCGTTTACATTACTTGGTACGGAGGCAGTTGTGCTTAATGAATAGCCGCCTGAGCGCGAACTGGTGTCGTATACGAGCACACTTGCAGACTGCGCAAGAGTAGTTGGATTATCACCGGCGCTTGCACCATTAATTGCAACGTTGTCAAGGGACACCGCATATTGGTATTTAAGCACAGAGCCGTCAGCAGTGTACTGATTGCTCGTATTTGCCGGTTTAATTCTTACCAAATCACGAACATCATTCTTGAAATTGTCCGTTCCATCAGCAGTTGTCTGGGCGCCCCAATAAGCCAACTTTCTATTGTCTAAAGCGGTGGTGGTACTACGAATTGGCGCCTCGGGGAAAACATATTTTAAGCCCGTAAATGCACCTGCTCCACTAATTTGATTGGCCGTTCCCACGTCGGCGGATATTAAACCAGATCCAGCCACCATATAGCGATTTGCACTATCGGCTATAGAGCCGCTGTCAACAGCACATGTTACATCAACCCACTTTGTTGGGCCGGTTACGCCATAAGGAATGTGACCTGACTTAAACCCGGTTTTCCACTGAGGGTCGATTTCAACGCGGATATACTTAGAACGATTATCAAATTCGCCCTTTTCATAAACTCGGCCAGCGGTCTCGTCGTATGCAACATATTTGGTGCCAACCTTGCGCAGCAAGTAATTATCCGAATTGGGGTTTAAATTGCACCCCTCAAAACTTTCTACAATTCTAGGAGAGCTATCATCATCGCGTATTGAACGAACTTGAACCGCAAACGACCCATAAGAGTCCACATCCTCATTTATCGAAGGCCGAATATTTGTTAATGATATCTTCAGGTTGTTTTGTGTCCACTCACCAGCATCTAGGCCGACGAAACGGAAAAGCTTCATCATGCGCCCAGCGGTGATCGCTGCCGTAACAGTGGTAAAAGAGCTAGTGTCACTGTTCAGGTCTTGTGTTAAGAACCAACCAGACTTAGCATAAGTGCTGCTTTCTAAAGCGCCTTGTCCTAAGAAATTGTTTTGATAAATTGTACTGCCACTAGCCAAGCCAACCATAGCGCCGACATAAGTGTCGCCCGCGAAAGAGCCGGCGTTTTCTTTAACCTGATCTAAGAAAGTATTTTCATAGGTTTCGCCCAAGAAGTACTTAACTTCGCCACTATCACTTAAACGACTAATCAGAGTGGGGTCTGTATTAAAGACCTTACGAATGTAATTTGCCTTACCCTTATCAAAACTAAATGTAAAATCTGCAGTTGGCAAGCTCACGCCGCTTTCAAAGCTTACTGTAAATTCAGGGGCGCCGTTAGAAGAACCGCCGGCACTTTTAATTAAAGTGCTTGTTTTAGTTTGACTTGCATCAGCAAATAGACCGTTGCCTTTAAGCTTAAGCGAACCGGTCTCCAAATACCAAACAGCAGCAACAGAGCCAGTTGCAACGCCGGCGCCTCCCGCGCCGCCGGCAAAATAAGCTTGGCCCGGGCCGGTGTTCGCGATCCGGGTGTGCGATCCAGAACCAATAATAAGGTTGCCGGGCGCGCCTGCTTGAAGGGCGGTGATCTTAACACCAGAGGTGCCGGTTGCCGAGGCGCTTACATAACCAGTGATAGTGCCCCAGCTTGTGCCCTTGCTGGCCGAGGCGTGCGTTAGGGCATCGCCGTTTCCAATAAAATCTGCTGCTAGGTCTGCATACACAGCATTTGGAATTAAGCCGCCGCCGGCGCCGATCGCGCCGCTAAGATGTAAAGTATAGGCGCCTGCAGTAGGTGCACCACCGTCGCCGGGGAGATTGCCAGTAACATAAATTGTATAAGTTAATGTAGAATCACCAGTATAGCTGCCGGGGATTGTAATTTTGTAAGCATCTCCGCTTGTGGGAGTGGCAAACTCTAAGCCCTTCGCGTCGGTATTACCATCTAAATCTGCGGCACCGCCGGTTGAAGTTCCAGAGGGCGCAACAATAAGGGCATAAGCCCCGCCATGGCCGGCGCCATTATAGGCACTTCCCACTTTCCAGCCAGCATCACCAGTGCTTGTTTTGTTTTCAGATTCAACGCCTAGAAGTCGAATATAAGTTGCGGTTTCACCGTTTTTTAACCACGATTGGATTCCATAAGTTCCGTACATTGGAGAAGTTCGATTTCCCTCTCTCCAAACATCGCCGCCCTCCGCGCCGGGGACCGGGTTGCCAAATGTCTGAACGAATTCAGAAAAACTCTCTACTCTTACCGGTGTAAATGCGGGGCCCCTAGCTGCTCGACCAATAATGACCGGCCCTACAGCGGGCACGGCTGCAGGAATTTGGGACTTGTCAATCTCTTGAATATGGATTTGTGGTGAGATAAACTTAAAATTCTTAGCTGAAACTGCCATGCTTCTTAATCTCCTTATAGACTCAAAAACGTTCTAAGGTAAATAGTTTTTGAAAAAGCAAAATACTTATTCCCTATAAAAACCGTTTTTAATCGCCTCGTTTATGTCTTCAAGCATTACGCGTTCTCGGGTAAAACGTATTTTAACAGGGCCTTCCCTCTTAACAACTACAGGGGTGTTTTGATTAACATCATTCGTTGTTACATAGCCCAAAACCTTAATCTTGATTTCTGAATCAAATCTTTTTTCATCCTCGCCTAAATTGGTTGAATTGCTAGAAATACCATAATCTGGCTCGATAAAAGCCTCATAGGTGTGATGCTCATAATTTACCAAAAATTGATTAATTCCACCAGTATAGGTTTGGAAGGGCTGCACCATTTGGTTTAACTGTTGTAAATACTGAGTTCTTATTTTGATGGAATAATTAACATTTAGAAAGACGGGATAAGGTATATAAAGTGTTTCATAAACCGGAGGCACCCCGGTGACGCCCTCTGGGTATTTGAAGTTGTTTTGATTAAAAAGCCTTTTTGATTCGGCATTTTTAAAATTTCTAGACTTATCTTTTACAATTTTCCTTGAAATTGGAAAGGCGCCTCTTTTGGCGTCATCCTTAAACAGCCTTATTGGAAAGAGGTTGCCGGGTATAACTCGTTCATTAACATCTGTTTTGGCCACACTTGTTCTTTCAATTATCATGGCAGGATAAATGATGGCTTGCGAGTCTATTTCTCTTAATTCTTTATTATTTTTAACTTGAAATGCTCGCTCTGCAGTAATCCAAATAATGGGCACTTTTCTCATTCCATCATTAGAATCAGTGTAAAGATCTAAAGTTTCATTGAGCCAATTATAAAAAGCAAAGTCAATAGTCTCCAAAGAAGATGGTGATAAAGTTTTTTCTGGTGTGGTTTTATTCTCCATCAAACTTCCCCTTTCTAGATCTTACACAATCTGCTGTTATTTCATACCGATCGGCTATTTGACCAAACAACTGCTTTGGCTCGTTTAGTTTAGTAATTTCATAAAAAATCTTTCCATAAAGAAGAAAATCGCCCTCTCTAACATATAAATCCTGATCTTCGGTCAAGCGTCTTTTACTAAAGTGTACTGTCAATGATGCCCTTTTGTCTACGCCGAATTCTGATGTTTCGGTTTCATATCCGTTAAACTCTACTAAAGCATAAACGCGAACAGGAGGTAGGAACGTCTTCTCCATTGCTTCACCATAAATGGGATGATAATCAGTATGTTCTAAACTTAATGGATAATACAAAACCGGCTGTGCAACAACTCTTTCCGTAACCTCATCCTGAACTTGTTTAACAAAATCTCTTTCTTTTTTATTAAAAAAGAGAGGGCCCGGAGGAGCGGCTGGCTGTTCCCATTCGTCTTTTCGATTCTTAGTGGCCATTTATCACCCCTGAAAGATAACCATTGGAATATTAGCAAAAGTCTCATTTGTATTTTTCACCATGGCTAGATTAGTTTCTGATATTTTGGCATATGTTAATTCTTCTAGAATCTTATTAAGCTCTTCTTTTAAATCGCCCTTTTCCTTTTCTGCTTGTCCCAACAAATCACTCGCATTTAAAGTCACTGAATCGCCGGGTATTGGTATGGTGCCGCCAAACTTGCCTCGTATTTGACCCAACATCTCCTTTGTAACGGCAAGCGCATATCGTCTAATCCACTGTTTTCCAATGCTATTAATATTAGTATAGGCAATATTATTAAATGGCAGCGTATTCATATTATTGATGCCGTCTACCCCCTCTTTTCTATTAGAGTCTTCATTTAAAGCCCCCTCTTCAACATACCACCGGAACCAAATATAATCCGGGTAGCCGCCTTTAGATGGCTCGGGAAACAAACGCAACCTATTATCAAAAATCTCATAAGAATAGTGGCTAATACGAGTATAAAGAGAATCTTCGTAGGCCATGGCTTGCATTTTATTTTGCCAAGTTGGCACCACTTCAAATGTAGAATCATCTGAATACTGTCCATAGGTGGTTAAATTGCCAATAACGTTAAGGGCGCCATAATAAGCATAAAAGCGCCACATAGTAAATGGAGTTTTATACCACACCTTATCAATAATAATTCTTTTTTGATTTCCAACAGGCCCAACGACGGATCCGTAGCTGGCAGATGCCCAATATTGCAAATCATAATCTTGCACCTGATCACTAATAGTGATAGAAGAAGAATAATAGCGCACATCGCCATTTAATCCACCCTTGGCAGAAATTCCCCGACCAATTCTAGTTGGATATTCCATTCTAAATTTTGGAAATTTGAGTTCTGCTTTTAAGTTTTGAGCATCGCCACCGATTGGATTACCGTTTTGATCAAAACTGGCTGTCGAGCTTCCTAAAAGATTTGGTAATGCATTTTTTGCTTGATGCAAATTTATTATATAAGAATATTCTAAAACAGACTCTTCATAGGCAGCAAAGACATTTTCTTTAGTGAGTTCAATATCAAGAACGTCTCCTCCTAATTTACGATATGTAAAAGCTACCTGATCAGATGCACCAGAAGCAAAGTATACAGAGTCTAATGAGCCCCCCGATTTATAAATTCCAAAAGGATAACTTGCGGTATAAGCAGCATCTGCCGTAGAGCCGCTTGGTAAAATAACAGTAGAAGTGATACTAGCTGGTGTTAAGGTTGGTTTTGCCATTTAATAAATAACTCCTCATTATTAAATAGTTTGTATAAAGAAGAACCCCCGGCCCTAAGACCGGGGGTTCCAATTTTTACGCTATGTTATTGTAAAAACAACTAGACTAGCCAGTGATATTTTCCACAACAACAACACCATACATATCAGGACGAACCATCTTCTTGGCATAGCGAGTCAACACGCCCTTACGGGGCACGAAGTCTTCCGTACCAAAGATGGTAGGCGTGACCTGCAGCGGGACGTAAGGAGCATAAACATAGCCACTCTCAAGGAAGCTATTGCCTCTACGGCCACACAAGATCACAGAGCGCGGGAAGTAAGGATCGACGTAAACGTCAAACTTCTTACTCATCGAACCCACCTTGACTGCACCAATAGTGCCGCCCTTAAGCTCATCGACAGCCAGAGTGGCGCGGAAACCTGAAGTAAACTCAAGCAAGCTTGCAACTTCTGGCGAGCAAACAACAAAGTTCGCGCCGCCTCGCAGCGTCTTACGATGGATACGAGCCGAAACATCATTGATAGTTTCAGCAAGAGTCTCGTACCACTCACTAACCGTACCAGTGAAGTCTGGTGGCGCGGTGGCCGATGCCAAGTTGGCACCAGTCTCGCGATTCACAAACTTACCGGGGCGGCGCGACCAATAGAGGCGTCCACCAGTAGCACCCTTAATAAGATCCTCAAGAATTTCTTGATCGATCTCAAGTGCAACCTGCTCCGACAGAATGCTGGTCAATTCGACTTCGGCGTCGAGGTTGTGGTAAGCATTCAAATCCTGAGCCAGTTCTGGCGACCACTTAGCCTTAAGCTTCTTAGTGGTTGCCGTCACAGCAATCGAATCGACCTTAATGTCGATCTCAGGAATAACCGTATTCTGGCCGGCCAATCCGGTGTCCGTAAAGATGGAGCCGTCACCAGCACCTTCGTCCCACAGATCCAAGTCAAGAGCACCAATTGCCACAGTACTGGCATTAGCCAGATCGCTGCGGGCCCAAGTAGCATTACCGGCCGTAATCGTGCCGGCCGCGTCAGTTACGGCAGCTGCCATAGTGGTAGCCTTCCTAACAACAAAGATGACCGTTGAGCGGTCAGCCGGATCAAGCTTCGTCAAACGACGAACAGTCGTCACAGCCGCGTCGGTGTACGTTGTACCCGAAATCTGCGCAACGTCCATAGCCACCAAATCATTAACACTAGAGTTGGTGAAATCAGACAAAGCACCAGTAACTGCCAAGTACCTGTTGGTACCGTCAGCCAACACGTCCGGATCATAATCAATCACACGCAACGAAGGCTCATCTGTAATTGCATTACCAAGCACAGTACCGGCTGCAAGGCCCGTTGTGCCTGCCGCGACAGTTTGACCATCATACGTAGTACAAACAGCCCACGCAATCTCGCTGCCGGCAATAACCGTACCACTTGGAGACGAATAAGCATTGTTCAGGCCATAGAAACTCTTTTGAGCATTGGCGAGACCAAGATTAACACCACCAGTAATCTGCTGACCGACCACACCGCCGCCATAAAGCGACTCGCTGGCAACTGCACCGCCATAAGCGCGGTTGTTGGTAAACGTGAAGTCCAAGAAGAAGATGAGGCCCGAGGGCAAGCTCATCGGCTGGACCGAAATTAATTCGTTGGCGATTAAGCCACCGAAAACACGACGAACGATTGGAAATGCGACGGCCGCAAAGCCCTCAACATCACCGGCACTCATCGTGCTTGCTTCACGAAGAAGCTCTTTTGCTTGATTCTCAAGCAGACGTGCCATGTTATTCTTGGTACGCTCATTGCCAAGTCCTTCCAAGAGGCCGGTTTTTTCCCACTTATTCAGTAGGGCAGCACCTTCCTTCTGGAGGTCGCGACTGACAATGTTTTTTGTTAAACTTTCAACTATTGTAGACATTTTTTTTCCTCCTTTTTTAGTTAATAATGTCAATTCCTGCCAATCGTTTCATTCGCTCAGCAAAACCATCCTTTTCAGGTTCTTTAGCTTTTGCACTGCGAACTAACAATTGTGAAGAACGTCGTGATACTGCCTCACCCAGCGATTTCGGGCCTCTTGAATGAGTGACCTCCACTGTGCTTTTTAACGTGTCATACACGATCTTCGCTTGTTCTACACTTTCAGTTTTGTCTAGACTCTCGACAATTTTATCTTTCTGTCGTCTATTAAGAGATCGGTCAGCCAAAATCTTATTTGTGTAGAGCATCTTAACGTTCATTAATTGAGACTCTTCAAATTTCTCTTTGAGTCCAGTGAAGCCCTCAATTAATGTGTTATATTGCTTTTTAAAATCATTAAATGTCTTTTTATTCTCTTTGAGAGACACATT